CACCCCTTCACAGGGGTGTCCCGGACACTTGTGTCCGTTCGTCACTATATATTTCATAGTGACATGCTCGTTTCACACCAGCGGAGTTCAGAATCATGCCGATAAACCTTCAAAATCCTCCACGGTTTGATACCCGTGGATTACCCGAAGGTATGGATCTCTATAAATTATATAGATATCGGTATGATACACTGAAAAAGGATGCAACTGGTTTTGAGTCGTTCTTGTACAAGCTTATACCTTATTCCATAATACAGTCTTTCGCTTTCGCGATAGATCCTGTGGCACGGTTTAAGGTTTCGCCTGGTACAATTACAGCGGCAAATCGCACGAAGTATCGTGCATCTGCGTCTGTGCTCAATCAAGGGCCCAGACGTAGAGTCAGGAGTTATTTTAAGGACAACTGGTCGCAGTCGAGCAATTACAAGTTAATTGCCTTTTGCTCCAGCCCTAATCTAATTCATGACACAGTCGCTATTCCTGAATGGCAATCCCAAACTCTTTCGAGGCAGGAACCCATTCCGGATGAACTCAAAGATACAACCCGTCGAACGAGACTTCTTGGGAGTTCACAAGGTGAACTTGAGTTTTTCAAGTCCACTCTGTTCTCTCCTGAACGATCGCATAGATGGGTTGATCGAAGTTATCGATATGTTAGTGGCGTTCCAATCGATCCCGCGTGTACATTGGCCGGAGGAATACCGGACTTTGAGACGGGGAGCGAAGAGATCATCACTGATCGGTACTTCCCTAATGCATCCACTCTATCTGAGGGCGTCTTTGAAGACTTGATTACGTCTGAGAAGGCTCTATGTCGGGAAATTTCTGCCCGAAATGGCCTCTCCTTGCTTAAAGGTATATCTCCGTTCACACGGAGCTATTCTTTAGCAAGAAACGTAGCCGAGCTAAAAGATCTCACTCGCAGTATGGCCTCTGCAAAGAGGACTGCGGATGACCTTAAGAAGCTGTGGTCTTCCTTAACGTCTAGTCCCAAATTGAGGGAGAAGGTCTTTGACCTTCGCCACAACGCGGTACAAAACATTCCGAATGAATATTTATCTTTTCATTTCGGATGGAAGCAGCTTCATAAGGACCTCTCGGATTTGACGAAGTTACCTGAGAAGATTGGTAAGAAAATAAACCTTCTTATCAACCGATCGGGTAAAGCGTCAACGTTCCGCTCTAAGAGACTTGGTGTCTCTGGAGCTACGGGAGTCTCGGGGTTCTCTTATGACACAGACGACAAGGAGTTCCTAACCGGTGAACCCGGATTAGGAATTACTTCTCGGATAGAAAGAGAGTGGGAAACGCGTTTAGTAATAAACGCCATTTTCAACTTTCCTCCTATCAATGTGCCCCATCTTCGACAGCGCTTCTTTGCTGACCAAGTTGGACTCATACCACGTTTCATAGACGTATATAACATCGTCCCATGGACGTGGCTAGTTGATTGGTTTACGGGTCTGGGTAACTACCTCGAAGTTATCGAGGAAATTAACCACGATCCACTACTGATCAACTGGGGCATGATAACCACTAATATTCGTGGTCGTCTTGTCACTGAGTTTGAGAGTACTTCCCCTATCTTCACTCTCGTTCACAAGGACAATGTGCAGGTTTCTTTCACCGGAATAGGTGTTCGAAACCGTCACACGTCTGTTCTTGAATACGAATGTCAAGTTCGTGAGAACGTGAGTAAGGTCTTTGATGTGAAACAAACTACAATAAAGGAGTCACTTACTCCTTACCAGTTGTCTATCCTGGGAGCAATCCTTGCTCAGCGTATAGACAATACTAGGGCGGGGTCATTCCGACCTCGCTCGTAATTTATTTCAGTACCAAGGAGACGTCCCTATGTTAGCAGATCCGGTGACCGTTGCCGCCGCAGCCCCAACACCTTCTCTCGTCCTGGCAGTTGTCAGGTCGGATGGGTACGGGTCGGAGAGGGTTGATACTGGTGCTAACGGCTATGCCGTTACCATCAGTCATTCCAAACCGAAGGGTGGAGGCGATAAGCACTACGTCCAAATGACGCAGACGCTTAATGCCACAAACCCCTATACGGGCTTGCTACAGAAGCAAGTTGCTTCTGTATCATTGACAATCACTCGTCCGCCGTTCGGATTCACAGATGCAGCACTTGTTGCACTTGCGAAAGCCCTTACGGATTTTCGAGATGATTCGGAAGTCACCACAGCGCGCCTGATTCAGTTCCAGTCTTGAATCTCTTATTCATGATCTCTGGGTTGGGTTTCCCCTAACCTGGAGGTTTACATGCGTTCGAGCTACAAGTCTGGACTCTATCGAGCGTGGACACTGCGCGTTGTAATCTGGATCGTATTCGTGGCAATTGCTGCCTCGCTTGCGCGCCAGACTTACACGTTAAATACGCAGTGTTCTGGGTCGGTTTACACCAACCCTGCTGTTCCTTTACGCCAACCCAATTAAGGGTTGGCGCTGCTATCATGGACTCGGAATCGATAACTCCATAGGAGCAACGATGAAAAGTCCGGTAGCTCTCCTAGACAGCCTACTGACACAAGACTTCAGTAGGTTGAATCCTGGTGTGAAAGGCCTGCGGCGTGACCTAGTCACGGCGCAGCGAAGGATCAAGCATGAGGGGACTGGGTTTCTATCCCAAGCCCTACCTGCCTTGGATGACGCCCTTGTACAGGGTTTATCCTCTGGCAAGTTCACCTGCCCCGTCGGATTTAAGAAGATCCGTGGGGGAACAATCCCTGTATTCCTACAAGGTATGTTCGGTGAAATATTTGATCCCATTACTGGTCATCTTAAGGAGCCCATAGAATATGGGGTCCTCAGGGACGTTCACACGTTTCTGAGACTCTTTAAGAAGACTCAGCTTTGCACTGATGATGAGGAATTACTTCATCAAAAGGCGGTAGCTGAGTTTTACCAGTGCGATGAGACTGCCAAGTCCGTTACTATTTCGGACCGGCAGGACCATCTCATTGGTCATGTCGGTAGACTTATCCTCTTAACCCTCTTTAACAAGGACTATGAGAATGAAAAAATCTATCGACATGGGCCAGGCGCGGTACAGGAGTCGTATAAAGGCAACCAGAAATGGTCAGCTTTGTACGGTGAGTTGGGAAGTGCCAATTCACTGCCTGAATGGTTTGGGTGGACCAATGATCGTTTATCGCACAGTGACTCGAGCCTCACGGTTCGTGTCATATGCCGACATGTCCTACCGGTTAGTCATGGCCCAACACGGGTTCATGACCTATCGAGAGGCGCATGCGATCATTGGAGAAACACTCAATTCTCTTCAGACAACCCTGTACTATCGGCGGAATCTGCCCGTAATTCAGAAGCGTGTCACTGCTCTGAAGAACGAGCAGCGGCGTTGGTGGCTGGCGACTCGCGTCCTCAGTCCAAAAACGCTGCAGCTCCGTCGAGGCATCGAGGCGCATCTGCCAAGCTTATCTCCGTCCTGAAGAATTCTTCTTCAAGGCGGACAATTACCATTGAGCCTTTACTGCGGCAATATTTGCAGCAGGGGCTCAATACTGTCCTTCGGGAATCAATAACCGAATGCCAGATCTTGAGTAATTGCTTGGCACTTACCGACCAGAGTAAGAACCAAAAAACTTGCTCTGGAAGGCTCCCAAAACCGTAAATGGGCTACCATCGATTTAAAGTCTGCGTCTGATTTGCTTAGCCAAAAGCTAGTCAAATCTGTATTCAGACATCACACTCAATTCCTTGAGTGTTTGATGGATAGCCGTTCTCCCTTTATCTACACTGGATCTAGCAATGATCCAGATGTGATATTAGGGAAATTTGCGGGTATGGGTAACGCTACGACCTTTCCGGTCCAGAGTGTTTGCTTTGCGGTAGTTTGCATCGCAGCCATTCTGGATAATTGGGGAAAGAAACCCAACTACCCGTTGGTCGAGCGCGCGTCTCGTTTGGTACGAGTGTACGGTGACGATATTATCGTGCACGCGGACCACGCACACCAGGTGGTACGGTGGCTTCATGATGTTGGCCTGAAAGTCAATGTCAAGAAGAGTTTTCTTGAAGGTAACTTCCGAGAAAGCTGTGGTATCGAAGCGTTCAGAGGCGTAGATATTACGCCTCTTTACATTAGATACTGGCCACATCAAATCGACGAAAGTCCTAGTGTTTGTGCTCATTACGTATCGCTTTGCAACCATATGTGGATGCAAGGTCTTTACGCAACGAGTAACGTTCTGAAAGAGACCGTTGAAGGGTTTTTAGGAAGAGCCCTTCCTCTAGTATCTTCGCAGAGCGGTTCACTAGGGTGGCATAGTCGTCAAGATGCGGTCACACCACATAAGTGGTGTAATCACACGCATCAGTTCTTGACAAGAACTTTTGCGCTTGCTCCGGTGAAAACCCGGGACAGGCTTGACGGTTATGCTGCTCTTCTCAAATGCCTTACTACGCCCCTTCTGGGACGTGATAAGGACCATTTGAGTCGAACCGCGAGACGGTTTCAACACCGCCTCGTCCGTCGATGGGTGCCTTCGTTTAGTTACGAAGGTTTGAATCTTCAGGTATAATAGCCTGAAGTCAGAGATGGCAATCTAGAGTATACCAAATTCTAATTTGGATTAGGG